TCGTCCGGTTCACCTTCGTGATCTCGCCCTCGAAGCCCTTCTCCCGCCACTGGAAGTAGATCGGGACTTCCAGGGCCTTGGCGATCGCCTTGCAGTAGCTCTCGGTGCAGGGCCAGTCGAAGAAGCGCGGGTCGACCCCAGGCTTGCCGTCGACCGACTGGTGCCAGAGCTCGATCTTCTCCCTGGGAGCTCCGGCCTCGAGAAGCATGAGCAGGCAGGCCAGCGAGTCCTTGCCGCCGGAGAAGCTGACGATGATCGAGTCGTACTCTTCGAACGGGAGGACGGTGCTCGTGTTCTCCTTCCGCTCCTTGTCCTTGCCGATCAGGCGCGTCTTGACCGGCGCCTTCAGACCGGCCCACCACTCCTGCCAGAGCGCCCAGGTCTCGTGGTCGCTCCACTCGCGCAGGAGGTCCTCGACGTCGAGGCGACCGCGGGCGTGCTGCAGCTTGAACTTCGCGATCTCGCGGGCCTCCGGCGGGAACTTCGCGAGCGCCTTAAACGGGCGCCCGCCGTCCGGATCGTCGTACGAGACGACGATCTCGGTCTCGCCTGGGGGGTTCGACTCGACCAGGGAAAGCGTGCCGCCCTGGATCTTGCGCTCGTAGAGGATGCGCGACATGACTACTTTACCGCCCAGAAGGACGGTTCTGGATCGAATTCGCCCTCCTGGGTCGTGTCGTCGACCCAGGACGCCGCGGTCTCGATCCAGTTGGAGATCTCGTCGTCGTTCAGTCCGTACGAGCGACCGGCCTCGACCCAGTCCTGCTCGGAGTAGTCGAGCAGCTTCCCTTTCTCGGACAGGACCTCCAGGAACTGGTACAGCTTCTCGACCGGAGGGTTCGGGTAGACGCCGCCGCGCCGTTCTCCGCTCCTCACCATGAAGGCGTCGAGCTCCCGCTTCAGCTCGTTTTTCATCAGTGGCTCCTGTACGAGACGGCCATGTCGGTGTGTACCCAGCACACGCGGCAGTCCTTCTCGCCCTTCGGGCCGCCCGCGTTCGCGCAGGTATGGCCGTCGTGCTGGTAGGCCGGGCAGATCCAGTCGGCGAGGCCTTCCTTGACCGGATCCAGGTCGATGTCGTGCGCCGACGAGCCGTGATCGAAGCCGTCGATGTCCGGCGCGACGTCGGCGAAGTGGAGCGCCGACGGCCGGACCGACATGTTGTCCGGCGCCGGATTCGCGCGGACCATCTCATTGAACTTCGGGAAGGTCCACATGCGGGTCGGCGCCCAGAAGTTCACCTCCCGCATCTCCCTGGCGACCAGGACCCAGAAGAGGTAGGTGTTCGGGGACAGCGTGAAGTCGCCGGAGTCGTGGATCCGGAAGAAGGCCGGGTTCTCGCCGCACTTCTGCCGGACCTTCGTGTTGCCCTGGTGAGCCCGGAGCGCCTCGACCATCTTCGCCGCGGCACCCTCCAGGCCTTCGTGCTGGATCATTCCGCGCATCCAGATCCAGCGGGCGGTCTGGGAGTACTGCGAGGTGCGGTGCATGTAGTTCGACTTCCCGGCGTAGCAGAACTGGCAGATCCAGTCCGGCTTCGAGGCCGGGCGCTGCTCGACGTCGCCCTGCTTGAGGGCGATCTGATACTGCCCGGCGCTCTTGAAGAGCTCCGCGGACGCGCAGGCGCCGCCGACGGACGGCGGACCGGCCGGGATCGACCAGCTGGCGGCCGACATCTTCGAGGTCTTCGTGAAGAAGGACGGCGCCGTCAGGACGAACTCGTCCATGTGGGAGTGGGAGATCTTAAACGATCCGTCTTTCTTCTTTTTGACGACCGGCATCTTCGTCTTCGGGTCGATGTCGGCCTCGGTCATGTACTGGAAGCGCAGGGCGGGCGTGAGCATCAGGGAAGGATCCTTGCCGCGCTTCACCTCGACGTCGAGGGTGTGGCCCTCGAGCATCATGTAGGCCTCGTTCCGGTTGATGACCGTACGAGCCAGGAACGGCGACGGGTTGGTGAGTCCGACAAAGCGGATCCCGGACCCGTCGCGTTCGGTTACGATGTCTGGATCTTCCATGCGCCTCTCTCTTGCATAGAAGCTCTATTTTTCCTGGTACGCCCTATTAGTTCAAGGGTTTTCAGTCTCCCCCGACGAACTTGAGGTTCTTCTCGGAGACTGCGACGGCGTACTTCAGGTAGCAGCGGTCGATGAGGTCGAACCTCTTCCACTCCTTGCGCCGGTCGTTCAGCCACCAGTCCGTCAGGGATCCGAAGGATCCGGACAGCGGTCCGGTATCCTTCGTCTTGACCCATTCGGCGAAGTCCTTCCTGGCCTTCTGGATCTCCTCCCAGGACACCGGCAGGACGATCGCCGTAAAGCGTCTCTCATTTTCCCCGCGCAGCAGTATGGTGATCATGGGGGCATCAAAGCAAATCCGATGCCTACCAAGTCCCTGGGGGAGCTTGTCGATGGACAGCCTGGAATGAACGCTATCGTTCATCGGGATACACGCTACCGTTCATCCTTCTGGGTGCTGCCGTCGACCTCCTCGGCCCGGCGCTCCGGCTCCTGGCGCCGGTCGATGTTCATGGCGCTGCCGACGACAGGGTGCTGCCTCCCGCGGCGTTTCGAAACTCGACGTGTACACGGCTTCTCGAAGAAGGTCGCGAAGGCGGGCGTGTGCTCGCCCATGAAGGCGCCGGTCACGTTGAACTGGAAGTACTCTTCGGCATCATCGCGCTCCATGCCGTCGCGGTCTATCAGGATCTTGATGCACTTCTCGCGATCGTAGAGCGCGATCGTCTTGCTGAAGATCTGGACGGTTCCAATCAGCGCCTCCTCGAAGCCGTCGACCAGGAGGATATCCGGATCCATCGTGGCGAGCTGATCCTTCAGGACCTCGAGATGCTTAGAATGGGATGTCGTCGTCCTCGCTCGCTTCGGTTTTTTCGTAGATCACCTCTCTCTTCGCAACCATTCCCCATACGCCGCGGCCCTTCCATTTCTGGCAGAACCGTCGATAGACGTCAATCGTCATCGAGCAGCCATCGAACGCGGAGATCGGGTTCCAGTAGCCGACGGTCACGCCTAACTTCTCCAGCTCCTGGCGGTCTGTTTCCTTAGCGCCGATCCAGCCGCGGTAGACCAGGACCTCTTTAGGCAACTACCACCTCGACCACTCCTTCTCGTCCGGGACGATCTTCCCATGCTGGATCGTCCAGGCGCCCTTCGAAGCTTCACCGACGCAGTAGTAGTCCATGTGGCCGCAGCCGGGCTTCGAACAGACCCACTTCGTGATATAGCAGATGGTCTGTGGTCCGTGAAACGGGTGACTCCCGCGAGGACAGGTGCCGGTCCCCCACATCCGCTTCTCGATCGAAAGGTGGTTCCTGGGATGACCGAAGAGCCAGCACGGCCTCCGGCGCCGAAGCTGCTCAACCAGGATCAAGATCAGCGCCGACCCCAGGACAATGATCAGGAACGCGACATCAGCCTCTTCTTTTGTCATCATCGAATCACCACCGGAGCCATCGAGAACCGGATAATCACAGGCCTGTTCTTGTGCCTCTTGCACGCGAACGAGATCCCACGCGTCTTCTGTTCGACGTTCGGATCCGGCTTCTCCTGGTATGCCTTCCGACGGCAGAAGAAGCACTGGCCGACAGGGATTACCTTACCTCTTGGCACAGCCTCTCCTTCGCGTACTTGACGATGGACTGGATCTTCGTCCGGTCCGGACGGTGGCCGAACGCCATGACCGGATCCCGTCCGTACGGGTAGAGCAGCCGAGCCGGGAGCTCTGACTGGTTATGCTTCTCGATGACCGTGATGGCGATGTCACTCAGGTCGTACGGAAGCGGTGAGTGGTGGAATTTCTGAGCCGGGAAGCTGTAGGAGTTCCCAGCGCAGATCACAAAGCGCTCCCTGGCGACAGAGAAGCGGCCGACCAGGGGAGTCGTCGGCCCGTGGTACGCCGTGTCGGCCGCGGCCCTGGCGTGCGTGAGGGCCATCATGGCGTGGTCCCCTGCCGGATCCGGAGTCTCGTTCAGCTCCTCGTGGACGACGGCACCGTGGAGGACATGCGAGACCATGTCGAATCGGTGGTCGTGGACGTCGCCGCTGATCTCGATGCCGGGCTTCAGAAGCGAGTTGTGCCAGATGTGGACGCGGATCTCCGGCTCGGTATTCTCCTGGACGTAGCCCTGGAGGACACCGATCCCGTGGTGCCGGAACTCGATCCGGTCGATCATCGAGCTGACCAGAGCCCGCATCGACCTGAAAGCGTGGTTCTTGAAGATCTCCGTGTGCATCACCCTCTCCCTATTTGGAATCCTACGAGACGGACTCTGCGAACTTGGCCGCTTCCTTTCGAGTCGCAAAGTCCTTGATCGCGCGATGCGACCAGCCGAACCACAGTCCTTTAAGCGGGCTGTAGCCGACCGAACACACCTTCGACTTCCTCGTCCGGAGCTCGAACTGTGTGATCCCGAACTTCTTCCAGAGGTGAGTTGCGAACTTCTCGTCGCCGATGAAGTCGCCGTTCTGGGTCACGGCCTTTTCCATGTTGAGGACCTTTCCTCCGCCAGCGTCGATCGGCTCGACTTCGATCCTGAAGGGTCTACTGTCTTTCTCATCGCGAGCCTGCTTCTGCCAGACGACGCCGGACTGGAACCCGTTGAAGTAGGCGGCCTCGACGAGCTTCTTTGCGCCGTCCCAGGTGACGTTGCTTCGTCCGTTGGACAAGAGCACCGAGACGACGCTGTCAGCGTACCGCTCGGCCTTCTTCCCCAGGGGCTTCTCTTTGATCATCCCTCTTCTCCTACAAAGATCGCATCCATCGACGTCTAAAGGGCTACAGTTGCAAGCCATTTACAGCAACCCCTTCTCCCTCATCCGGAACTCGACCGCCTTCTGCAGGTCGATGCTCGCCTCGGACGCCATCTTCATGGCGCAGATCACGAGGTCGGCAAGGTACTTGTTGCACTCGTGGAAGCTGACGGCGGGGTCGATCTTCGCGCCGTTGTGGTCGTGATCGTCCGCGGCCCCGGCGATTTTCCCAGTCGCCTTCGTCGCATGGAACAGGGCGTGCTTGAACATGAAGGCTGGGTCCGGGTTGTTCTCGAAGTGAGGTTCGACCGTCCACGGCTTCATCTCGGTCTGCAGCTGCTGGATCAACATGGCCTTCTTCTCCTTATTCTCCCTGGGGCGGCAACAGCCGCCTCCGCTCTAGTTCCGTGTACATGTGCGACCAGCCCTTATGGGCGGCGACGATCGGCGTCCTGGGGAACATCGCCTTCACCCTCTCGATCATGTTGTGACTGACGAAGTCCCGTAGGATCAGGATTATCGCGATCCCCTGGACGGCGCTTATCCGATGCGCGTCCTGGTCGAAGTGCCGGACGATGTTGAAGCGCTTATGGAACTCCTCGGAGATGTTGAACGCCTTCCCGCCAACCAGGACAGCCTTCGGTTTTTCCATCTACCCTCTACCTCCCAATATGCCTATCCATCGCTTCGCTGACCGCCCGTAGCTGTCCAGGCGGAAGCGTCTGAGCCCACCACTCGCCGATCCGGATCCGGACATCGTTGAAAGCGTCCATTTCCTTCTTCGGAGTCTCGTCGGCCGCGCGGTTCATCGCCCTGGTAAGGACGACGAGGTCCTCGTGCGTCAGTTCGACCTTGATCTTCACGTCAGGCACCTTTCACCTTGCCTTGAAAATCGCGCACGTCGGGGAATGCTGCCCAGCCCCTTCTAAAGCAGGAACAAGACAGTCGCACGGAACAACCTTCTGTTCGAGCAGTCCGAGCTGACGTGAGTACTTCATGTACTTGTCAAGCTTCGCGTTCTTCTCGACCTCGTCCTCTTCGTGGAGTCTGAATCCAAGGCGCTTGAAGACGGCGAACAGCTGGGAGACCTCCTGCTCGATTCTCCTGGTGTTCGTGTATGGCTGGCCGGGCTCGAAGTCCGAGAGTCCGAACCGGACCGCTTTGGCGGTCTGCTGCGCGATCTCGGAGGCTTCCTCGCCCAGGCAGACCAGCAGGTGCTCAGTTTCGTTCATCATGGATACCCTCCCTCTATGTGCAAAACATGTCCGTGCATCTCTTCGCGTCGATCTGCTTCAGGTGACCGCACGGCCAGCGAGGCTCCTTCATCGGCTTCGGATTCGGCCTGCGGCACCTCGTCCACCACAGGTAGAAGTGGACGAGCTTCGTCAGCCACCAGCGGATCGGGTTCGTCATAAAGGCTTCGTGAAGATGTCCGTCCTCCAGAGTCCGTTCGTGGTCTCCTGGATCGTCCACCCTTTGAGGATGTCTCTGACCGGCGCGTAGTACGGGCGCTCGGCGTTGTCCAGGACGATCCGCCCGCCCGGCCGGACATACGGCGCCGCGGTCATGACCGACTTGACTCTGCATCGGCCGTCGACGATCACCACGTCGTATGGACCGAACTTCGGGCCGTTTTTAGCGAGGATCTCCCCGGCGAAGCTCAAGTAGTGGGTGTAGTTGTTCTCGGGATTCCCGTAGAAGACACAGACGTTCCGGAGCTGGTGAAAAACGATCGCCCGATTCACGATCCGGAGCCAGTCCGCGTCATGCTCGATCGAGTCCACGAACTGGCAGCGCCGCGCGTACCAGACCGTCGACCCGCCGGACCCAAACTCGAAAAGCTTGGTGCTTGGAAACAGCGTCTTGTCGAGGATCTCGATCGCCTCCCTGGTGAGCCATGGTTCCCAGGGATGGCCGGTCTTGTCCGGCGTATGAGTCTCGTGACGCGGCGGCCAGATCATTTCTTCTTCAGCCAGGAGCACAGGCCCCTGACGCAATCCCCGCAAAGATCCTTTTCCTTGAAGGAGATGTGCCGGTCCTTGACGACCGGCATCGGGAGCGTAACGCCGCGTTTGAGGCCGGTGTCGCCGGACTCAACCTCCATCGGCTTCGCCTCGGCAAACTTTCTCTTGCAGCGGTCGCAGTAGAAGACCTGGACGCCTTCCTTGGTGACCTTTTTCACTTGCCCCTCTCCATCTGGCGCCGGAGCCGCTTCGCCTCGCGATCGGCGCCGCGCTGGGTGTACGGTCCGACGAACCGGATCGGCTCCAGGTTCTTGTCGAGCACCAGGACGTTGAAGTGCCGCGGCGTCATCACGTCGAACCTGCAGCGCCCGTGACGGTTCTCGTGCGGGCAGACCGTCGGGACAACCGCAACGACGGCCTGCCGGATGGCGGCCTTCATCAGCGCATCCTTGCGCTTGGTCTTCTTGAAGCAGTCCTTGCAGAACGGCCCGAGCTTCTCGTCCGCCGTCAGGAGCTGGCACTCGCAGGAGTAGCAGAACTCCTCTTTAGACTTGTAGTATCCCTTCAACGGATCCTCCCGAACGCGTCGGCGACGGCGTCCTCGGTCGTATGCGAGTAGACCTTGAGCAGCTCGATCGACGCCCAGCGCATCTCCTGGCGGATCGTGTTCGGGTCGAGGCCGGAGCGGACAAGCCTGCTCGCCCTGGTGTGCCGGAGGATGTGGACGAGGCTCGCCCGGTCCGGCTTGATGCGGTCCAGGATCCGCTCGAAGACGCGCTGGAAGGTCCGCTTCGCCATCGGGAAGAGGAAGTCGTCCGGCTTCATCTTCTTCGACCACTCCCGGAGCTCGGCGACGATCGGCGCCTTGTTGTCCAAGTGGACCGGCAGGACGGGATGACCGGCCTTCTTGAGCGTCGGGATCCGGACGACGGAGAGCTTGCCGTCGCGGAACTCCAGGTGACGCTTCCGGATGAGCAGCGTCTCGCCGCACCGACAGCCTGTCTCGAGGGTGAACCGCAGGCCGACTCCGAACGGCTGCCGCAGCTTCTTCGAGGCGGCCTGGACCTTCGCGTACTCCTGGTCGTTCAGGAACTTCCTGGAGTCGAGCGCGGCCGACGTCGCCGAGGAGGCCGTCCCCTTGTAGTACTTCGACCGGCAGCAGCCGTCGACGCAGGAGATCAGCTTGTCCTTCCGACCTGGGATCTTGACCGTCTTCCGAACGCAGACGTGGGACGCCTTCGTACAGACCTTCGCGCGATCACGCACGTTGTAGCGAGCCTTGAACTCCTGGCTGCAGACGTGGCAGACCGCGTCGAAGCAGTACTCTGGATCCTCTTCCTTCTTCTTTTTGTTCATCGTTCAGAAGATTATAGCTCGACCGACGCGTGGCACAATAGGATTTTAATGTGCCACTAGTCCTTTTCCTTGCTGCCGAAAAGACCCTTGATCGCCTTGATCGCGATCCCGGCGACGTTCGACTGGTTCTTCCCCTCACCATGGTCGACCGCCGTCTGGATGAGGTCCAGGAGATCGGACTTCAGCTTCCCCGGATCGTTGCCGCCGTACTTCACTACGAACGCGTCGACCTTCCTCACGAGATCCGCCAGCATGTTCTCCTCCGTTGTATAATTGTCTCGGTTACACCAGATCCCGCCCTACATGGCGGAGGGTTGCGAACGACTGTATCGACGCAGCCCTCCGCCTACCCTAAAAGTTTTCCAGGACGATCTTCGACCACTCCTCCAGAAGCGGCGCCAGGGCGACGGCCGGATGGAACCGGGCCGCGTTCCGGATCGCCAGGGCCCCAAGGCTTTCTCTGCTCCGGTCGTCCGCACGAATGGCGGTCTGGATCAGACCAACCGCCTCGTCGATCGAGCCGTAGATGTCTCCGCCGAGGTCCAGGTAACTCTTTACCTGGGGTCCGGCATCCGGAGCGATGACGTAGCATCCGGTCGCCATCGCCTCGGCGATCGAGACCGGCATCCCGAAGACGTGAGAACTCGGATCCGCGGTCGCCATATAGACCCAGGCGTCCCGGACGAGCTGGGCAGCTTCCGCCCTGGTGGCATTCGTTCGGATCTTGACGTGGCCGCCGAGCTCCTGGTTCAACTTCGTCATCCGGTCGACCATCTGCGTCTCGTTGCCGATGATCAGGCTCATGACGAGCGTGAACTCGGCTTTATTTCCGATCCGATTGCCGACCCTGATGAAGTCGTCCAGACGCTTCGTCGGTAGCCCGGCAGAGAGCCGGACGACCGACCTGGGGTTCTTCTTCTCGGTCGGATAGTAGAAGACGGGGTCGTACGCGACCGGCATCGGCGTGATCTCGACGTCAGGTACCTGGGCGGCGAGGTGCGGGAACGCGAAGATGTGCCGGATCGCCGGATGCCCCACGAGGCGTCTGGCGACCGCAGGATCCCAGTCAAACGAGTGGGCTCTGACCGTCGTCATGGAGGGCTGGACCGGGAGCTTGTCGAGGTAGTAGTTCGCCGTCGTCATGTGGTGGACGTGGATGACGTCCGGCCGGATTGCGTCGATCGCCCTCTTCAGGGGGCCGCGGTGGATCGGCACGTTCATCCATGCCGTTCCGTACCCAGGGGCTGAAGCCCAGACCTCAACCTGGACGCCCTGGGATAGCATCCAGGCGATCTCCGCTTCGACGTAGGCCTCGGATGCCTGAGGGAAGTGCGCTAGCACATAGAGTGTTTTTATTTTCATACGCCATGCTTTCTAAAAATCGCAGCTCTCGCTTCATCGTCCGACACGCTGGTTGTAATGCTGCGGTCGATCTGGTGAAGCGTCACCAGGAGCTTCGGGACGTACACGCCGTGACGCCCGCTCCCGGCGATCGTCAGCCACAGGTCCCAATCCTGGTATCTGCGGATGTTCGGATCGAACCCAGGGAAATCGCAAGTCTTGATCAAGCTCACCGTGTTGATGTAGTTCCCACAGCGCAAGCGATGGTGATCGAAATTCCCAGGAAAGAAGTCTCCCTTTTGGCTAGACCATTCGACCCCATCGGCGACCTCAATCCGGAACGATGAATAGGCAAACGAGGCGCCCTGGTCGCGGTCCATGGCTTTTAGCATCTCCAGGAGACAGCCCGGCTCAAGGACCACGTCGTCGTCGACGAAGATGATGTACGGCTGAGTCGCCTTCTTAAATCCGGCGTTCCGGTTCTCGTTGGCGTTGCGAGTCGAGTCCGGAATGATGACGATCTCGAATGGATTGTTTCGCATCACGGACGGCAAGCAGTGCTCGTACAGGAACTTTTCCCTGGAGCGGAGCGTCGGGATGACGACGGTGACGGGATGCTTCACGCCTTCTCCCTCGCCTTGAACGCGAGGCCGAGCGGTTGAAGCCCGCTCGCGCCGGTCAGGAAGGTGTCGATGTCCCTCTGTTCGAGCAGCTCGGACAGCTTCTTCGCTGCGCCCTCCATCGCCTCCTGTAGCTTCCGGGAGAGCTCCCGGAGCTGGATCCAACGATCGTGTGTATACGGAAGAACACGGCCTCGACCACGATTGCTCATCACGGCTCCAGGCTCACCACCGTCGAGTTGATCTCCGGTGTGCTTTCTCTCTTCGCGGTACTTCGAGCCGAAGCTGGACTCGTTCTCCTCGCCGACCTTCCACTGCCGAAAGACCTCCTTGCCCTTGTGCTTGGACCGGAAGAACCGGCTATACCGGAGTTCGATGTCGGCGTAGATCTCCGTCTCGATCGCGATGACCGGATCCCACTTAAGGCTGCTCCATCCCTTGACGTGGACCGTGGCTTGCTCGATCAGAAGCTTCAGGTTGTGTCCGCTGAAGCTCCCGTCTCCGGCTTCGACCGTGAAGCTGGGGTCGTGACGGCTCGCGTGGTATCGGACGACCAGGGTCGTGTCCCAATCGAGCCGGATCTCGTCGATCTTCTTTCCCTGCTCGGTTCCGCGGGTCATAAAGTCTCCGTGTACACGCTCTCTTACCGATTCGTCCGAAGTCGGGTCTTCCTGGGGATCACGCCGAGGGTCTTCAATCTACGCTCGAGATATTTCGTGGACATCGACCGCCTGGAGCTCCTGGGCCGACCGCGGCGGACGAGCCTCTCGACCTCTTCCTTCAGATGGGGCACAGTAGAGTTTTTCAGGTCCTCGATACGCTTCCCCAGGTAGTAGTGCGCCTTCTCGAGGTCCCGGACCATGGTCGATCCGCCCTTCTTCCCGGCGCGGGAAATGTACTTGACGGTGTTCCAGAGCAGCGCGTCGTTCTCAAGCCCCCAGGCGTGCAGGCACTTGATCGTCTCGTGCGGGTTGTCGGCGCCGCCGTAGTGAGTCGAGTCGCGCTTGCCGTCGGAGCCGACGGCATTCCTGTCAATCTTCTTCATCTTAAAACTCCCTCAACTTCGACTGCTCAACCCAGTGAGCTGGAGGGAGCCCGCGCAGGCTCTCGCACGCCCCAACTCTTCTACCTTCACCAACCCAGATCCATCCGCGAACGACATAAATCTTATGGGAGTACTGAATTATCAGGGCAATACGATCTCCGTCGTAATCCCACTTCCGAATCGGAAGCCTGCATCTACCGAGCGAAGCGTAACCGTCTCCGTGCGCCTCGGTCCCACGAACCTGGAAACTCCCGACGTCCGTCCCCTTCATCGGGGCGGGCTCCCAGGGAATGTTTGGAAAAATAAACCTCCAGAAAGCAAGCTCACAAAGAGCGCCAAGCTCGTGCTTCTTGAATCGGTCACCAGGATTAGCTTCGAACTTAGTCTCAAGGTTTCGCTCCTCATCCTCTTCCTGCCTAGCTCGCCCGATGAGAAGTCCAAGCTCGTACTGTTCATCCGAAAGAATCATGATCGGAATCATTCCGAAGGTCCGCGTTCTGACTTCCTTTTACCGTCAAGAACCCACTGAAGCGCCGCTTTGAATCGGTCCCGGAAGACCCTCTGGTCGCAGGAGTCGATCTTGATCGCGTCGAGCAGCTCGATCATCGTCCGGACCTCGAGCTTCTGTCCTTCTCGCTTTCCGATCCTGTGGCCGACAGCGAAGATGAGCGTCATCGTCCCGAGGTGGACAAGCGTGACAATGAAAACCATCACACTTTCGAGTTCCTGGGCTGCCATTCTCCCCTCTCATTCTTCGCAAAGTCCTGCAAGAGCGCGGGCCACCGCCGCTTGGCGATAAACGCGATCTTGTCGAAGACGTGGCGAATCTCTACCTCTGCTCCCTCCGCCGTCCGCATCTCCAGGACGTGGCGGATCGCCCTGAAGTTGATCGTGATCCCGATCGTGGTCGACATCCCCTGTGGAGCGAACCTGCGGATGAAGCTCGTCCACTTCTTCTTGTAGCCGAAGTCCCGACCGGGGTCGTCCAGGCCGAGCGCGTCGGTCAGCCGACGACAGAAGAACTCGTCGGCCGCGAACTTCGCCTCGCACATGGCGACGATCTCCGGCGTCAGCTCCGGATCCTTCGGGATCCAGAGGCCGAAATCATCCATCCGGACGTAACGAAGGGACTCCTGACTGACGGCGACTCCGGCGCGATGCCGGACGAGCTCGTGTGTGAAGACCCTGGAGACGTCCTTCAGGATCCAGCTCGTCGAGCCGTGCTCGATCACGGATCCATGGCGTGATTTCAGGATGTTCTCGATGTACTCCGCGTTCCCTTCGCGGATCTTGGTCAGGTTCTTATTGTGCTCGCCGACTCCGAAGGACCGGTAGCACAGGCGCCCCATAACCTCGGTCAGAAGCTCAGAGTCGGACGGCCTGGGGCCAGGAATGTCGATGTTCTTATCGAACCAGCCCGTTCCGACCTCGGCGTATGTCTCGCGAAGGAAGCGCTCGACCTCCCGCTCGTCGATCGCCGACTCACCGACGAGATAGACTTCTGGCTGGACACGATGCATACCCTCTTCTCCTTAAAGACCTAGAACAGATGGGACCAAGGTTCCATCTCGTCGGCAAAGAAGCGTCCCTTGGTGACCCTCTCCGTCTGCCGCCTTCCACCGTTGCTATGGATTTCTCCCATGAACACCGGCCCCCAGGCACTCCCTTCGACAATCCTCTCGGTCGGAATGAACTTGGCGCGAACGCGCCCTATCCTCGTGTCCATCCAGACCAAGTACGGCATCCCCAGCCGCACCTCATAAGGCTGCACGTTCCCTCAACTTCCCCCGTTCCCTAACTCCCCCCACACCGTGGCGTCGCGTCACCGGACGCGTGCTTCTCCTTCCACTTCTTCAGCTCCTCTTCGGTGAAGACCA